AATCTCAAATGAATGGTGGTTGGACATCTACTTTTGGCAGTGACATATGGCATTGGAACGATTATCAATCTACAGTTAGAATGACACAGACCATAACAGGAGCAGATGGAAGTGTTACAACACAAGTAAGAGATGTTGTTAGCTCACCTTGTGATGGCAATAATTGTGGTAGCTATGTAACTTATACAGACTCTTACACTCAAGGAATTAATAATCAATCTAACTTTAACATCAAAGTAAGATATGATTTTTCAGATACCAGTCAATCTAGTTCTCACTGGTCTCCTGATGTAAAAAATCCTACATTAACTATAGAACATAGTCTTTTGTCTGTTGAACAGCAAAGTACTATATCAGAAATAAATGAAACAATAGATGAAACTATACAACAAAAAATAGAAACAGTAGAGTTTATACCAATAGAAGAATTTACTTTTGAAGTTTATGAAGAACCTGAGATATTCGTTGAAAAGTTTGAAGAAGTATTTATTGAAGAAATTAAAAAAGAAGAAATTAATATAGGAACAGTAAACGTGTTCAAAGAAATACCAATGGAGGTATCATATGAAGAACCAAAGACCATCGAAACATTCACAACAGAAATCCAAAGTTTTGAAGAAAGAATTGAAACAACAGAAAGTTTCAACAACACGCCAACAAGCGAAGTCATACAAGAATTCTTTGCAGAAGAAGTCAGTCAACCAAAAGAAGAACGGCAGACCCTCATCGAAACCCCAAACCCTAGCAGAATCTCTCAGCGAGAAACTCCACTTGAAGAAGTTCGAGGAGGAGTTGAAGAAAGAACAAGCATTGAAGAAACAACAGGAGCAGGAAATGAATCTGCACCAAAAGAAAATGAAGAAAGAATTACTACAGAGTCTAAAGAAGAAAGCACAGTCGCAGAGTCTACACCTGAAGCTGTGGAACAGACTGAAAGCAATACTCCTGAACCTGAAGCAGAAACTACAGTCGCTTCTGAAGAAGTAAATGAAGCTGTCGGAGAAGGAGAAACAACAGATAGTGAATCAGGAAATGGAAGAACTGAAACAGTTGCTGAAAGAGAAGAAACCCTCGAAAGCCGAGATAATGAGGTGGAAGAAAGCAGGGATAGTAGAAACACTAGAGTCAGTACTCAAACTATTTCGATAGAATCTATAGAAAAAAAAGTTAACGAAACTCTCAAACGAGTAGACCAAAGACTGGTTGCTACTTCCCTCATTGTAGCTAGGGCTATGGAAAGCCCACTTTCTATGGACAATTACGGACAAACCAACAATAATATATTTAATAATCAATTAGTTATTGATGGAGGTAGTTATGATGACCAAAGAGAATACATTGATTTGCGAGATATATATGCTAAGAATCAAAATGTTTACAACGACTCTATGGCACAACGTCAAACAAACATTCAAAAAAGTATTGATGAAGTTATAAGAACACAAGAACATCTAAGGAGGATTCGTGGATATTAAAGTAATCACAGGAGCTATTGGTTTAGTTATTACTCTAGGTGGATTGTTTGTCTATCAAGGACAATTGATTCAAAGAGTAGAAGTATTAGAAGCTAGACAATCAGTAGACATTAAACCCTTGACAGCAGACATCGCTATTAACAAAGCAGAGATAGCAGTATTAAATGCTAAAGTTAATGAGATGAAAGCAAGGTCAGACAACCCGTTAGGACAATAATATGCCAAAAAAAGCAGACTTAGACAAAGAAGCCAAGTTTATAGAATTTTTTTGTGAGGGAGACACACAGGGAAATGCTAAAGCTAGTTGTATAAAAGCAGGTTGGGACAAAGATAAAAGTCCTAACCAAATGGGTTCTTATCTTCGTAAAAAACTGTCTAATGAAATTAGGAAAAAAAATGAAGAAAGAATAGCATCTACTTCTAGCTACGCAATTAGCAGACTACAAGATATGTTAAATTCTGAACAAGATTCTGTAGTTTTAAATTCTGCAAGACTTGTTTTAGAACTAGCTAATTTTAATCCTCAAACTATAAACTTAAACATAGATGACACTAAACAAAAATCTGACGCAGAACTTATGGAAGAATTAGCTGTTTTGGTTAAAGATATGCCCGGTTTTGCACCAAAACTACAAGAAATAGAAGAAAAAAAATCTAAAAAAAATATTAAAACAGTAAAAAAACAATCACCAAAACCTTCTTTGACTAAACATTAAAGCTCGTATTTAGCGTCATGATATAACCCTTTTTGAGGTTTTTTTTGTAGTTTACGTACTTTTACTTCTTTATGTGTAAAAGACACAATTTCAGGTAGTTTTTTGCTATTTTTAACAACTTTGTCGATAGCTTCTTCTTCTGAAATTGCACCAACTGCACCACTAAAAACAACTGTTGCTCTATAACAGTAGTAATTTTTTTTCATGTATCACCTATTTATTACCATTTACTTCTTTCTTGAGTTTAGTTTTGGTGTTATTAATTATATTGCCATTTACTTCTTTGGTTTCGTATTTTGAAGAAAGCCATTTTGAACTTTCTTCGTTATCTTTTAGCTTCCAAACCCTATATTTAGATTCACCTAAAAATATAAATTTAAATTTTATCTTTCCTTGCCTACTAAGATAATCAAGCAAAAACATACTTTTCCAACTTTCAACTAAAAAAGAATCACCCGAAACCATAATGCTTAATGCTCTTAGATAATTATGGTGCATTTTCTTTTCGCTTTTTGATAGTGAATCATAAACCTTTTGCTGTGCTTTGTTAGAATCTGGAAATCTTACACCGGGATAAGGTACGCCTTTCTGTATAATATCTGACAAACCAGTTTCAATTATTTTTTCTTCATTTAAATTGTTTATAAATTCTTCTTTTAATTTTTTAGTATTAAACTTTGCATTTAAAAATCTTTCGCCACTTTTTTCTAATTCTTCTTGTTCTAGTATTTTTAACGCTTTTCTTTCTTGTCTTCTCTCTTGTCTTTCTCTTTTTTTTCTACTTTTAACCAATTCATCTAGACTTGCTACGCCTACATAATTAGGGGGAGTAGAAAATAGACCTTTTGCTTTTATATCCATCATGTGTTCTCTAGTTTATTTAAAGCACTTATTTCAATGTCTTCTAGTTTATTCATAATTATTTTATATTTTTCTTTATTGAAGTCTTTTTCTTCTACACCAACAAAGCTAGACCTAATTAAATCTGTATATATAAAATTTCCCTCGTTACAATGTGGACAGTTTTCTACAGAGTTTTTAAACAAAAGCACACCAATTCCATTGCAGAACGGACATTTTATTATAATAGATTCTGTTATACAAGCTTGTACGTAATTTGACACCAAATCGTTTGACACCAAATCATCATCTACACCAAATAAAATTTTTAATTCTTTTACTAAATTAAAATATATTTTTCCACGTGAAGAATCATCGTCTAAAAATTTAGACAAAACATAATATAGCTCATTATTGGTTAGTCTTGCATATGAAAGCTTTAGAAGCACATCTTCTGACGTAATAGAGTCGTGGCTTTTTGACCTTGTGGAAGACAAATCGCATGATGAGGGCAGTAATTTTGCTAATAATTCAGCTTTCAAGTTTCCAAATCCTGTATTTTTCTCGAGCAACAGTACGAAAAGACACTTTAAAACCTTTTCTCCAAGCATAACTTCTTACTGCATCTACTATTTTATAATCATTTACCATAAAAGATTCCCCTTTTTCCATGTTAATCATAGCTTGTATGTATTCATCATACTTGCTTCTTACACTTAAATTAACATCTTTTTCTATCTTAACCATTGTTTTTGTACCATTCATATAACTCCTCTTGTGTACCAAATTTTTCTTCAAATATTTTTTTATTGTGATGTACTCCGTCTTTACCTCTATGATGCAAATAACAAAGCCCAATAAATTTTTCTTCGTTCCTCAATGCCATTCCTGCTCCTGTCAAATGATGAATTTCACATTCAGAAAAAACCCCGTATATTTTAGCACACACTGTACAACCAAATGACGCACATTTTTTATATTCTTTTTGCTTTTCTTTATTAGGTTTCTTAGCCATGTTTAAAAATTATGTGTTAACACATCTAGTTATATTCCCCTCCCAAATGCAGACCTAATCATCAAACGGGCTTTCTTCTCTTTCAAGTTCTGCGAGATAATCTACCTGTATATCCCATTTAGACTCTAAATCATCACAAAAATCATTAGCTTCTTTTCCGGTAAATCCTACTTCCTGTAATGCTTTTACAGAGTAATTCCTGTTGTAGTCTTCTCCCGAGTTTTCTATTTCTTCAATCGTATCGAAATAAAAATTATTACACGTTCTGCTCATTAGCTTAACTCCTGATAAAATTTCTTTTCTCTGCGTACATTCGCAGATTGTGTTCTGAATAAATCACAAAACAATTCAGCAGACTTAATTTTATGCCTTAAACCTATGTATTTTTCTTTAGCTTCAGCTATTAAGCCTATGTAATCTATCACTTTTTGTTGTGTGTTAGCGATAGCTTCTCTCTCTTTTTGCGTCATTTTGTCATTCATTAGCTTCAAATATTCCATATCTCTATGATATTTCATTTCTGAGTTATATTTTTCATATAAACTCTCCCATTTGGCAAGTTCTTGCCCTAGCTCAGATATTTTATGAACGGCTTTTTCTAATGTTTCGTCCCCGAGCTTAATCATTTTTCTTCTTTAGGCACGATTGCCATTCCCTTGTTATTTTTTGTATTTACCAATTCTGTCAAAAGCTTTTCAATGAGAGCCAAAATTTCTTTTTTCCCGTCTTCATTTCCCATAATATAATCTTCTTGTGAATAAACACCTTGTTTTTCAGATACTTTTGTTTCACTTACATAGATTATATAAAGCTCCATTATTGCTTTCTCATAAGTTTCTTTTGTATTATTGGCTAATAGCCTGTGGAATTCATTTATATCTATCACTTAATCACTCCTATTAATTTATTTTTTACTTTTATTGGCAAACTATCAAAGTTCTCTTTCGTTTTGTGGCTTCGATAAAGCTCAACAAATCTTTCTTCTATTTTTTCGTAATCTTTTTCGCAAGTTTTATTCAATTTTAATCCACCGAGCATTTGGTAAACCTTGTTAGCCGTTTCATCTTTTACTTCTTTTCTGTTAAAAAAATCCAAAAGATATTTTTTAATTTCTAAACTAGAATCAGACAGATTTTTAACCACATCACAAACTTGTGGCTTCCATTCGCTAGATTGTGTATGTACTGAAAATGCCCTGATACAGTCTTCCATTTGATATGTTCTCAAAGCTAACCAAAAAAATCCTTTCTGTGTGTTATTGAGTAATTTCTGTTTAGGATATGCTTTATCTACTAACTCGATAAAAGCCTTAAATTCTTGTTCTGTCATTATTCCTTGTTCCTTAGTTATTTATAACTTATTTATTAATAACTATAGTTAATTATAAATATATATGTTTATTTATATATAATTATACATACATAGTTATCTATAATTATTAAAAAGTCAACATAAAAATTATTTAAATATTCCTTGCATTGTGCAAATGTTTGTATTATTGTGGTATTTGAAACAAGGAGAAAACAATGAAATTTGATAAAGAAACGAAAGTTTTTATGGAAACCTACGATTTAGACGAAAGTCTATTTTGGGATTGTCATGGAAGTCCTATACTTTTGCATAGAGGGTGGCTTAAAGTAGCCAAAAAACTAGGCATTGTAGATTACAAACTTACAGAAATTGAATTCAATAGCCAATTAGGTATTTGCGTCATTAAATGCTCTGCTACGTTAGACGGAATTACTCATACAGACTACGGGGAATCTTCCCCAAAAAACAATACCAATGCTTATATTTGGGCAATGGCTATCAAAAGAGCAAAAGACAGAGTTATTAGGGAATTTACAAACGTAAGTGGTATTGTCTATTCTGACGCAGATTTAGTAAAAGGGAAAGACGGAAAAATGCAAATGGCAGATAAAGTCGATGCTTTTGAAAGAACAACAGACGAACAAGTAGCTGAAGCTATCGCAGAAGTCAAAAACATAAAAAACAAAAAGGTTATAAAAGATGAAAAATCTAAATCTAAGAAGTAGTAATTTTATAAATTATATTTTTGGAAAATATGTTTCTCGGGAAGAACAGTTAGCACTTGATTTAGAGGGAAAAGAAAGAGAAATCGAGGGAGATTGGCAAAAATACATAATGAATTATGGAAATCTTCACGAAAAGCATGGAATTGCAGAATGGGTTGTATGGGCAGAAGAAATACCAAATTATATACTCGATAAACAAAAGTCGTTTTCCGTCCCAAATTGGCTCGGTTTAGACCAAGAAGAAACAATTAGTCTAAGTAGCACTCCTGACGGGATAAAATCAGATTTTAGCTGTATTCTTGAAGTCAAATGCAGTATGGGTGGCAAGTCATGTTATAAAGATTTACCAAAAGACAAGCTTCCTCAAATATACGGGCAACAAATGGTGTTGAATAGTTGGTTAGAAAGTCAAAAAAACAAAGAAAGAGTAGAAAAAACTCATTTAATTAATTGGACACCGAATCACACTAAAATTTGGGAATGTAAAAGAAACGAAGAATTTGAAAATTATCTTAAAAAATATTTAGAAATATATTCATGGGCATTGCTGAATGAAAAAGATGATGAATTAAAAAAACCAATAGAACAATTTAAAGGAGAAATAGAAAAAAGTATTAGCTTAATATATGAAGCTAAAGTATGTGTTTAAAAATAAATTGTTAACACAGA